TTTGCCGTATACGATAATTTTTGAATATAAATCATTATCATCTATCGTGTAGCCTAATGATATTATATCTTCGCCCTCTTTAAAAACATAGCTTGCAACTGGATTGGCGGCGATAGTATCTTTTTTAAAATAAATTAATCCGCTTTCATCTGCTCCATATTCAAACCCGCATAAATCTGCTAAAAAACTAAAACAGTCTGCGTAAGTTTCCCAGCTAAAAGTTTTTGTTATAGTCAATCCTGTTGCTTCAATCGTGCCTATTGGAAGTCCTGCATAACCACATAAAGCTGTAAATATAGCTTCTACTGTTTGCGATTGGAATAATACAACATGAGTTATTCCGTCCGTGAATGTTATAGTTTGGTCTAAGGCAAACTTTAAATTATCTCTAATGCTTAATTTTAATTCTTGTGGGAATGTAGTCATTTCAATTCTGTCAATTAGACCTTTAAACGTTTGAATTAAATTAGTTCCGTAACCTTGCTTTATAGTAATTTCAGAGTTTGGGAACAATACATTCTGATAAACTGTATTATCAGGCGACCACTCTCCGTTTTTATTATCTATTACCAAACCAAGACTTCCTGCCATGTTTTTATTGCGACTAACATTTATTGATTTTATTGGCAATGTTATATCTTTTTTATCAATTCCTAAAACATAGGCACCTAAAACATATATTAATTTATTATCAATTACAATAGCATAATTAGTACCGTTTCCATAACTAGAAGGGAGTGTTGCAACTAATGAGTAATTTGTCAAATCCAAATTAGGTGTCGGAAATTCAAAGACATTGGTTTCTGTTTGTGAACTGGCAAAAAGATAAAAACCGTTGTTTGATTTAATCATTGCTACATAAGGATAATTATAAACAAATTGCCAACTCATTCCCAATTCGGCTATTGTCCAAGTACCACCATTATCTGAACTTTTGGCAATATGTAATTCAGAGCCACCATAATCATCAGTACATAAAGCATATATATTACCTAAACTATCTACATAAACAGTTTTACATATACCATAATAATACTCTCCGTTCGTTACTCCAACATCAAAAGCATGTTTAAATACCCAATTTCTACCTTCATCATCAGATACATATATGCATAATGGCTGTCCCACATAACTTGTATACTCCATTTGATGCTTGCCCGTAATCACTACCCATCTACCATTTGATAATATTATTGGTATTCCTGTCATATTTTCAGCAGTTTCTCCGATAGCATTTGCACTTGTGAGTAAAGTTGTATTTATTGTAGAATACAAAATCCAATCCCTGCCATTCCCAGAAGGTGATTTATAAATATAACTTCCTGCATTAACACTCGAAGCTATTCCGCTATCAGAAAATGTCATGTATAATTCAGTTCCAATGTTGCAAACTGTTGCAAATACATAATCCCCATAGCCTGTTATTCCTGTCGTTGTCCATACTACGCATGAATTGTTAATTTTTATCAAATCGTCAAAACTGCATTCGGATTCTTGCACAACCTTATTGACTACCTTACAAACAATTATTTTGCCGTTTGCTTTTTTTGCAACACTTATATTACCCGCAACTGTTGTTGATGGTGAAACCCAAGCATTTGCTGATGTCCAATCATACGAATTTACTGGCATTGTATCAACCGTTACTTCACGAGATGGTTTATTTGCCCCTATCATACTCCTTGACTTTAGAAGTGTAGCCACCTCTGTAGGTATCTGTCTCATGCTACACCTCCACTAGAGTTATGCTGTATTCCCACTTGCCATTTACAATCATTGTTGCAGGACTTAACTCTGATATTATCATTGTAAGGCTGTCGTTGCCGTCTGCAAATATCCTTTGTGTTAATGCGATGTAATCATCCCTAAGTGTTTTATAATTAGCATAACTCGTTGTAAAGCCTTCAAAATTTACTCTCATTCTACCTCTACCAGTTTGCTGGATTATACTTGCTGGATTAACAGTACCATTAGGCAGTATTTCTATTTCTATCAGTCCATTTGTAGCATGGCAAGGACTATATGTGCCAGGTGTTATTTTTAAATTAGTTGTTCCCCATGTATACATACAATCCCTCCTATCCTATCGGTATTAAGCTTGTTCTATTTGGTATTCTTCTATTATCACTTATAATACTATTGGTTATATTCTGTTCTATGACTGCGACTAATTCGTCTCTATTATTAACACCTCTAACGGTTATTGTGCCAGTATGATTTACTGTTTGATTCATGCTTTTATCTAACGGTATAACTGCTTCAGGCCCAGCTTTACCAATTAATGCTAGTGCTGGCTTATTTACAATTCTGCCTTTTGCAAATGCCGCAATAGAGCCTCTGCTACCTCTACCTACTTCATCTCCGCTAACTCCACCACCGCCACCACCAGCTCCACCGCCGCCGCCAGAAGAAAAACCGCCTCCGCCACCATCTCTTTGAATTTTTGCTGCTTCTGCGTTATCTTTTTTAGATTTTTTAAGCCACCAACACAATGTTCCTAGTGCGGCAATTGTAAGAGTTATCCATCCTACTGGTCCTATTAAAACAGCCAGCGATGCACCAAAGGCCCCCATTCCTCCTGCTGCTCCTGCCAATCCAGCAGCCACACCAATTCCCGTAATAATTCCCGCTACAGTTGAGCCAAAGCCTACAATTGCTGATAATGCAGTTACAACCGGACCTAATGCAGCGCCAAGTAATAACATTTTGAGCATCAGTTGTTGTGTTTCTGGCTTTAATTCTGAAAACCACTTAACAATCTTACCTACAAATTTAATTATATCTTTTAACACCGGTAAGATGCTTTCTTCCATAACTTTAGCAAGTTTATTAAATGCTTCTCTAATATCGTTAGCCCATTTTTTTAGTGTTCCGTCTTTTTTTAATGTCTCTATTTTGTCAGTAAATAATTTTAACTTCTTTTTCAGGGTGTCAAATACTCCGCCGATTTCTACTTCGCCTGTTTCGGATATCCCAACCATGCTAGTAAAAGCGTTTTTAAATGTTCCTTTCATAGTAGACATTAATCCATTAAATGAATTAGCTTGTACTTCCATACCGCCTTTAAATCGTTCTTCCATCAGGTTAAACAGTACTTCATTAAATTTTTCTTGGTCAACAATTTGCCCTTTAGCATTTACAAGCTGGACACCTTTCATTACTTTGTTTCCGTGTTCAATTATCATTTTTTTTGTTATACCAAATTCTTTTAATCTTTCAAGCTCTCCAGTTTGCGCATCAGCCACAGCTTCTACTGCTTGCATTATATCGGTATTCATTACGCTTGCCATATCGCCGATGGATGGCATAACTTTTTCAGCTTTCAACCCATATGCAGTTAATCTAACCGTTGCTTCAACTATATCGTTTGTTTCAAATGGTGTCTTATTTGCAAAATCAACAGCCCAAGCCATTGTTTCTCCAGCTTTTTTTGTGTCTTTCATAACTGTATTTAGAGTATTTCTATATGCTTCTAATTCAGCTGCTCCTGTAACTCCAGCGACACTTAATGCTCCGATTCCTGTTGCTATTGCTGCCGTTGCTTTAATTAGTGGCATTGTTAATTTTGAGGTTAAAGAACTTCCCATCTTACCGAGGCTTTTAGAAGTACTGCTAAGATTTTTAGTCAATGCTTTCATTTTCTTTTCAATTTCTGAAAAATCCGCACCGCCTCTTACAATAAAATTTGACTTTCCCATTACTTCACCTCACCTCCGAACAGTTTATTTAATATTTTAACTTGTTTTAACATTTCCTCGTCTGTCATTTCTGTCATTTCTTTCTTTTCTTCTTTTATTCCTAGTATTTCATTTAGTGGTTTAGGTTTATTTTTACTTTGCCATTGGACAGTCCATAATGCTGTCATGTAAGCCATTGTTATCTTTTCTTCTTGTTCGTATTTCATTCTTTCACAATAATTTTCAATAATTAGGTCTAATTCAAACGGTGTCATTTCCCAAAATTCAGCAATGCTTACTCCTACCGCAACAGCAGCCTTTAAAATATTTCTTGTTCCACTGTCGCAATAGTGGGGTTTACCTCGTCCTCAGTCTTTCCGAATGCTTCATCCATAGCATTGCCCATAACTTCGATTATCTCGTCTAACTTGATATTGTTTTCATCGATAATGTCAATCAATTTATCAACAGTTAGTTCCTTATCTTCGTGTACAAGTCCAGCCCAAACAATTGTCATAGTTTCCTCAATGGTCAAATTAGCATAATCTATTGTTGCTAAATTTTTTTTAAACTTCTTTTCAATTATCGACAAGGCCTTCATGCCATAGCGCAAATTTCTTGTTTTATCTAATACAATTGGTGTATACATATTTCCTCCTGATTTATAATAAAAAAGCTAGGCTTTACCCTAGCTTATACTGTAACAGTTAAAACTGGTTTACCAGATACTTTAATAGTTACTCCGAATGCAATTACTCCCTCGAGGTCTACATCTCCAACTTTAAAAGCTGTGACTACGCCTTTAAAAGTCCATTTTGTTACTGGTGTTGTAGGAAATGATATTATATAATCTTCCGCAAGTCCTGCATCCAACGATGCCTGCATTGCTATTTGTCCAGCTGCAGTGTGGTCAAAATAACCCCCTATCGGTACTTCTCCACCATCTTTAAATCCACCAATGAAGTCTCTATATCCTCCGAGACTATCAAGCGTAGTTACATCAACGGTCTCTGCTGTAATTTCAACACCTCCGATTGAT